TGAACTGACACAAGATTTTGAAAGCTCAAACGATAACCCACGCTCTTGATCTAAACAAGTAAACCCGTTACCCTCTCACACCATGAAACTACTCAAACTATTCGAATATCTTCAGAATTTCGGCTACACTGCCACAACTTCTGTCATCCGCTGGTTCCCCTCACAATCTGACTCTGATTACAAAAACTTTAAACTATTGTATGCCACTAAGTCTGATCCCTTACCACAACGGAACTTCGAATTAACCCAACATCACATATCAATTGTGACCCACGCTCTCCGCCGCGAATTACTCGGTTACGACGCTGAACACATTATCAACGACTACCACCGTCCCGCTGCCACCCCTGAGCTATTTGAAGAATCTATGACCCGATCCGATCTCCCTGACCACCCGGTCAACAAAGATGTACATTACATCCGAGCTCGTCAACGTGCCAAAGACCTTCTCACCCCACCCGTTCCCTTCAGACCACTACACCTTACTGACCTGCTTCAAACACGCTGGAATAAATCCGCGTCCGCCGAACTACCATACGTTCGCGATCCTGTCTTAAGAAAACAAGTGCACACTGCTGCTGAACTACACCTACTCCCAAACGCAAAGATGAACTTCGCTAACCTTCAGAACGCTATCTTCGAAGACGTTCGCAACTTCGCTCACCAAGTGAAACGCCGCACCGTCCGACTCGACCCTTCTAATTACCAAGCTATTCTACCCGACCGTTTACACGCTAAATCTGTCGTCCAGACCAAAGACAAGGCTAAATTACGCATTATCTTCGGCCGCATGAAACGCGACATTCTCATCAGCGCCATGTTTTGGAAGCCCTACTTCCGCTGGCTCCTGATTGATCGATTTAACGACCCATCTAACCCTCTTCTTTGGGGATTAGAAACCATCCTCGGTGGTTGGCATAAGCTAACAGCTTTTACCTTCTCAACCACCTTTACTACTCAACCTTCCTCGCCATTGATTGGAAATCCTTCGATCAACGCGCCCTCTTTTCAGTCATCAAAGACTGCACTGATGATTGGTACTCCTTCTTTACCTTTAAGAACGGCTACATTCCAACTGTTGAATACCCGAACCCTACTGTCTCAGACCCTGATAAACTCAAGGCTCTGTTTGACTTCCACGTCTGGTGCATTTTCCATGTGCCTTTCCTCCACCCAAGTGGAAAAGTGTTCGAACGACTATATCGCTGGATCCCCTCCGGCTTATATGTCACCACCTTTCTAGATAGTCATTACAACATCTTGAAAGTACTCTGCTGTCTCGACGAGATGGGAATCGACATTAACACGATTCACATCCGCGTCCAAGGAGACGATAGTATTTGCGCTCTGCGCATTTACATCCCTTCTAACCAACACGAGATCTTCAAATCTCGATTGGCTGACATCGCCAAACGCCGCTTCGACTCTGATCTCTCAGTCGACAAGTCTGCGATCAGCACTACCCCTCAAGGTATGCCTGTCTTAGGCTATGAAAACAACAACGGCTATCCTGAACGTGACTGGCGAAAACTACTCGCTACCCTACTCCACCCTCGGAGTGTCCGCCCTCAGATCCCAACACTGATGACTCAGTGCATAGGCTTGATCTACGCTTCCATTTACCAAAGGAACGTTGTCAATGTCTGCACCGACATCTTTAACTACTGTGCTTCACTAGGCTTTTCACCTAGCCAAACACTGCCTGAAAATTTCTTTCTCATCGAAGATGTAGAAATAGATTTGTCAAGGCTACCTACGCAACTAGAAGTCACCCGATTTCTTCGCAACCCACCAAGTCAACGACCGGTGCCGTCGCAAGAATTTTGGAATTCCGATTTCTTTCTTGCCACCCACTAATCGTTGTGCCAATACGACCGCGCAGCTATTACTAAACTCTCAACCCCCCAATAATAC